CACGGCAAAGTTTCTCGGTGACTGGAAATTAAATTTTAACGGTGAAATTATTGATGGTAAGATTGAGTTAAACAACAACAAGCGTTTAATCTTCAACCCAGACAACGGCAAGGTGTATTCTATTTCAACCAATCTACTTTTATCTACATTTACCAATCAAGTTTCCTTTGCCTTTAACGGTGTTAAATACGACTTGTACAAATACGCTGATGGCAAATTTGCAACCGTAGATGGTGATGTGAGGTTAATAAAACTTGAATAATGAAAGCAGTTATCTACAACATTTTTAAACTTGGTTACGATGGCATTGCCTATTCTATTTGTTGCGGAGTGCTATTCTCGTTTTTCTTACCCATCAAACATTTTTTGATTTTTACAATCTTCGTAGTTTTTTCAGACACAGTCACGGGAATCCTTGCGGCAAAGAAAAGGGGAGAGCCAATTACGAGCAAAGGGCTTTATCGCACATCGCAAAAGGTGGTAACCTATTTCTGCGGTATAATGATTTTTCACGGGGCAAGTATAACTTTTGGACTGCCATCGCAAATCACCTATTCTGTAAGCTTCATCATTGCAGCTACGGAATTGTTTAGTATTTCGGAAAATATTAAATCCATTACTGGCACAAATATCGGTACAATTATTCTTAGATTTTTCAGACGTTAAAATCAAATAATATGCAAACTAATTTAAAAGATGCCCTTAAAAATGCAGATGGAATAAAGTCACCAATGGGCGATGTGGCTTGTTACTCAATGAACTTTGCGGAACTTGCAAGTGAAATCAATGTTCATCTTGAAGGAAACAAAGTAAAATTTACATGGCGAGAATACATCCAGTTGGCTCAAATCATTTGGGACAAAATTAAGGAAACAAGCCGCGAATGTGCTGGGAAGGAGATTTCGGTTAGTTTACCGCCAAAATTTTCTATAATTTCCGCAGCATTTTCGCTCATCGGGTTTAAGTTATAGGCGCAGAAGATTCGCTACCTTATGCGTTTACAGGGCGGTGCATTGATTTGCGTCGCCCTTAAAAATATAATATATGAAAGCAAATAAATTTTGTGTATTCCTTGACGCTGGACACGGCGGCATTGATGCAAAGAAAAAGTTACCCTATAATTATACGACTTACCCGTCAAAATGCTTCCAGCATAACAACTCAATGTTTCATGGATACGGCTGGTTCTTTGAAGGCGTGTTCAACAGGGAAGTTGCAGCAAAGATTGAGCAGTATTTAAAGGACTGGGGAATGTCTGTCATTAATGTTTACGACCCCGTTATAGATGTTAGCCTAACAAAGCGCGTAGCAAAGGCAAACATGAACGCCCAGAACTATGAGGCTTCGTTGTTCCTCAGTATTCACGGCAACGCGGCAACACCAACGGCAAGGGGCTTTGAAGTGTTCACATCAATCGGGCAAACAAAGGCTGATATTTACGCCACCTTCCTTTTTAATGAGGTCAAAGAAGCATTCCCTAAATGGGTTTATCGAATGGATACCATTGACAATGACCCAGACAAGGAGGCTAATTTCTTTGTACTGAGCCAAACCAGTATGCCAGCCGTGTTATCGGAAAATGGGTTCTTTACCAATTACAAGGATGCGTTAATGATGTTTGACCCAGCCTTCCAAGATACATTGGCGCTTTGTCATGCCCGTGCGGTGGTTGATTATGCAAAGACTCAAGGGGTTACATTTTAAAATGGAAAGGGTTGACGCAAATGCCAACCCTCTAATTCACCACTCCTAAACTAAATAACATAAAACAAACGTAATCAATTTCTTAGTTTATAATTTGATTTATAATTTTCAAAGATAAATTTGTGACGGTGTCCCCGTCCGTGCTTTTATACAACCGATATGCGATTGTGAGCATTCGCCCTTTGTCCATTGACTCAATAGGCGGCTTTCCGTTTGGAAGTAATGGCTCAAGATAAAATTTTAATAATGCAATTTTACTATTTAAACCGTCTGAAAATCTAATCGGCTTAGGATAGGTTTTAGCAATCCTTTCAATTTCCTTCCAAGTGCTGATTTCAATGCCGTCGATTAATTCATTATTTCTTTTCATGTTTTTGGTAATTTTTAGCCTGTAAAGCAAGGGTAAAACAATCGATTTCGTCTTGACTTATTTTGGCGGTTTTAAAATTTGGTTCAAACTTGTAACCTTCGCTTTGGAAGATTTTCATAAATATTTCCTTCCCCCATTTCTTCCCCTTTTGCTCAGGGCTAATGTTGTAACCCTCGTACCCGTTTTCCTTAATCCATTCATAAGCTATTCTTGATGCTCCTTGATTCATGCCCACGTTTCTGGACATACGGGAAAGGATAGCGCGGTTAATGGAAGAGTTGAAAGTTACATTTTGTAGGCTGGAATCTTCCACCAGTACAACAGGGTTTTCGTATTGTACCCACTTTGGAACATCAAGGATAAAATCCACGAACCTTTTATATTTCGTGAATTTTACCTCTTTGCCTTGAATGATACAAGCTGCCATTCCGTTTATCCTTATTGCTGGGTCAACCCCGATGTATGTCCTCAAAGTGTTATCGTTTGGAACGAAGTTACGTAACCCTTACTTTCTTTTGGTGCATCTTCCGTGACTTTTTTTACAACGACCCTTCTTTTGCGTCTTTTGATTACTTTTGGCTCAGTCAATCCGTATGCTTCAACCCCTTTGTTAACAAAGTTTATTTCCAAAAGGTATCCAAAACAGACGATTGTTCCCACAAAAAAGAACATTGTAATAAATTCCGCGCCAGAATACTTTTCCATTAACCCGAAGAAAACTTCGATTAAGGCTATTACCGTTGCGCCTAATGCTATTTTAGGTGGGAAAGGGCTTCTACCTTTGGTAGGGTTTAAAAAGTCCATGAAAACGACTGCAAATCGTCCAAGTTGTAAAATGGTGGAAGCGGTAATTGCAACCCAAAAATTAATCGGTAAAAAGATGGCGGTCAAATAGGCATTGATGCCGTAGGTAAGGACGATTGTCAAAAGCATAATCGTTGGAATGTTGTCGCTAATGCTTTCAAAAGTCCATTTAAACTGGGTGTTGGTGAAATTCTTTTCCATTTGTTTTGTTTTTTAAGTGGTGAAAAAAGGAGGGCAGCTGGGGGACTGCCCTGTGAGGTACTATCTTTCCCAAGAATATGTACCATCCCAAAATGAACTATATTCATCATGACTGTTAAAGATGGCGTTGTCTATTGCCTTTTCGGCTTCAAACATTGCTTCGTAGGCAACTTGACCTCTTCTTGACGTGCCATTCCAATTACCTAATCTTTTTCTTGCGTCACTAAATTGCTTTTCAGCAACCTCTAATTGTGTTGGCACTTTAAACCAATCTTGACCTAAAAGCCAGTCCTGATATGATTTTGGAGTGCTTGAAAAAATTTGCCCCTTGTGTTTTCCGAATTTTAAGATAAAGTCCATTTGTTTTGTTTTTTAAGTGGTGAAATATCGTTTTGTTTGTTTCGATATGTAAATATATAAATAAATATTTAAACAAAAAAATATTTACACAAATAAATAAAAAAAAAGTTAAAAAACATTGTAATCTTTCTTTAAAGGAAAGTTATCACGTTTGATTTGCCAGTATTCAGCCATAAGCGAGGCACGGAACTTGTAATCCCTGTCCGTATGGTATCCCGATTTATAAACACATTTACAGATTGATTCGTATAACTTAATCCCTTTGATTTTGTAATTTGCCTTTTTACAGGCGGCGTACCTTCCAGAGTTCAAAACACCAGCCCAAAGGTTCATACCTTCTTCCGTGGTTTGTGCGCTCATAAACTTTGCTTTAATGTATTTGTCCTTTCCCCTAATGACTTCGCGTGTTTTGTAAGTTACCGATTGTTTTCCTTTCAAAGCCTTAACCCCTCCAGCATTTGCGTGCTTGCGCCAAAGTTCCGTTTCAACCCCTTGACTGGTTGCCTCGATGATGAAGAAAGAATAAATCATTGACACGGGAAAGTCGGTTAATAGGTGGACGTTCATTAACATTGACTCATAACAATAAGCAAGGTAAATTCGACGAAGCTTTGCCCTGTCAACTTTTGCAAGGTTGCGAAAACCGCGACCTTCCAATGTTTGCCGTAGTTGTAAACCTGATAACTTACGAACCTCGTAACCGTAGGAACGTGACCCGTAGGCGCTTTCGTCAATCTCTTTGTCCTCAGCCTTTGCGGGAAAGGTCAACGTCGTTATTTTGTGGACATAAACCGTGTCCCGTTGAATAATAGGAACAAAGGAAGTATAATTGTAATTTGTATTAATTGGGGAATAAATCAACCCGATAACAAAAGCAATACCAACCCCTCCAGCTATCTGGAAGGGAAGGCGTTTGTTTTGCGGAACGTAAGTTTCTATAATTGGCTCTTTCATTTTGGTTTGTTATAAATTTATTAATTATCTAATCCAAGCTTGTTTACCACAAGATGAAATAATATAAGTTCTTCCAATTAATCCAAATTTTTCATGCAAATTTTGAGCAA